GTACTTACCTCGATGATGAATTGGGCGTTACTACGAAGCAGCAGCTGGACCTCATCAGGAAGTACAAAGCCAACGACTACGACTATTATCGCTGGCTGTATTTAGGCGAGGCCATTGGGCTTGGAACAAACGTCTACAATATGAACCTGTTCCACGTCGTCGACCACGTGCCAGATAATGACCCGATCATGATGCTGTTATTTTCGGTCGATACTGGGCACATGCAATCAGCAACAGCCCTGTCAGCGTATGGGGCTACAGCACAGGGTAAGGTTATCGTTTTGGACACCTATTACTATTCACCTGCCGGGCAAAGCCACAAGCGGCCGCCAAGCGTCCTGGTGCGCGATATGCACGACTTTATCGTTAAGATATGCAAGCAATACCCGGGTGCGTCCGTTGGCAATAAGACAATCGACTCTGCCGAAGGCGCAATCAGGAACCAATATGTGTTCGACTATCACGACTACTGGCATCCGGTCAGCAAGCTCAAAGAGGCCGACATGATCGACTACGTTCAAAACCTGCTCGCACAGGGACGGGTTTTTGTTTTGGATACGCCAAGCAATAAGGTGTTTCTGGAGCAGCATCGCGACTATCAATGGGATGAAAAGACAATGGAATCCGACGATCCCAAAGTGATCAAGGAGAATGACCATACGGTGGATGAGTTTAAATACATGGTTATGGACAATGCCCGCAGGCTTGGGCTTAAACGCTAGAAGGTGATGACGTGGGACTAATTGACACAATCAAAAATTTATTCAGAAAGGGGGGCGCAGCAATGGGCGTAGTGCAAAGCCTAGGACAGATCACTGACCACCCAAAAATCAGCATTGATTCACGCGAATACAGAAGAATCGACCTTGACAAACAGTATTTTGAGGGCCGATTTCCTAAGGTAAAGTATGTCAACATGTATGGTAACCAACGGCAGCGGCAATACGTGACTTTGAATATGATGCAGGTCATTTGCCGACGGATGGCGTCGATAATTTACAACGAGCAAAGCAAGATCACCGTTGAGACCAGACCGGATAAGAACGACAAAAATGGTCAGGCTATCAATTATCAAGAACCAGATGAAGCAGACACGTTTATCCACAGCGTGCTTGATGACAACGACTTCAACAAGAACTTCGAGCGCTATCTCGAGTCGTGCTTGGCACTCGGAGGTATTGCAATCCGCCCATACGTTGATTACAGCACGAAAAAGGTCAAGCTGGCATGGGTTCAGGCTCCGAGTTTCTATCCGCTAAGGTCAAATACCAGCGACGTAACCAACGCGGCCATCGCAACTCGTACGGTTCAGACTGAGGGGAATAAAAATGTGTACTACACGCTTTTGGAATTCCACGAGTGGAGCGAGAACCAGTACACGGTGACCAATGAGCTGTATCGGTCAGAAACTTCTGACGAGGTGGGCACGAAGATCGACCTGGGTATGCTTTACCCCGACTTGGCGCCAACGGCTCAACTCGACCCCGGCGTATTCACACGCCCGCTTTTCACGTATCTCAAACCGGCCGGATTCAACAACCGGAATATTACCAGCCCGTTAGGCGTCGGCATCTGTGACAATGCCTTAAACACATTGAAGCAAATCAACGATGCATACGACCAATTCAACTGGGAAATCCAGATGGGCCAACGGCGTGTGGCGGTTTCAGAAGCAATGACTGATGTTGTATTCGGTGATGATCCAAGCAAGACGCCGAAGCAAATATTCGACCCGAACAGCAATGTGTTCATCGGCGTGCCCGGTGACCCAGATAAGGTTGGAATTACCGACTTGACCACTCCGATTAGGTCCCAGGATTACATTGCCTCGCTAAACCAATTTATTAAGACTCTGGAAATGCAGGTCGGCTTGTCCTCTGGGACGTTCAGCTTTGATAACCAGGGGCTTAAGACGGCGACAGAAGTCGTGAGTGAGAACAGTATGACGTATCAGACACGAAACAGCCAACTGACAATGGTAGAACGTGCCGTCCAGGAACTGTGTGTATCGATCTGCGAACTGGCTAGTGCAACAGTTGTTGATGGCACGCCACTGTATAGTGGCCCAATTCCAACGATTGACCAGGTGACGGTTGATTTTGACGATGGTGTATTTACTGATAAGGCAGCAAGCCTTGACTATTGGATCAAAGCCGCTGCTGCTGGATTCGTTCCTCACCACGTTGCGATTGCACGGGCGTTGGATGTGCCGGACGATGTGGCAAAACAGTATGCCCAAGAGGCTTCATCAGAATCGCAGCCTACGTTGCCGTCGGGCGAGCAGGGAGGATTGTTTGGCGGGGACGGTGATAGTTGATGCCGCAAGCAACGCCTTACCAATTAAGTGTCGCTCAGGCTACCATTGGCGATATTTATGGTTCGCTGGAGCAATCAATATTTGAAATGTTCGTTGACCGGCTGCAGAACCATGGAGCATTCCCGCTGGACAAGGACCACGTTTTGCAATGGCAAGCGGAGCAGCTGAATCAGATGCATCTGGTTAACGAAGCAACCATCAAAGAAGTAAGCCAAGTAACTAAAATAGCCGAGCCGAAACTTCGCCATCTGTTCAACGACTTTGGTATCCAGATTGCTAATACCGAATATGATCGTCTAGGAAAGGCAACAGGCACTAAAATCAAGCCAAGCCCGAGCATCGACAAAATGATGAACGGCTATCTGAAACAGACATTTCTTGACTTGGACAACAATGTCAACCAGACACTAATTACCACGAATTACGGCGAGAATGCTGCTATGCGCACTTATCAGCAAATTGTCAAGGAAACCACCGCCCAAGTAATAACGGGTATTAAAACGCCTGCCAGGGCCTTGGCGGACACGGTGTATTCGTGGCGTGACAAGGGCATTCAGACCGTGCTCATTGATAAAGGGACGCATCCGTGGTCTATAGACAGCTACGCGAGAACGGTGATAACCACCACGAGCAACAGAGCATTTCAAGCAGTTCGAGATCAAGCAGCAGATGACTACGGTATCGACACATTTGTGATGTCTAGTCACGCTGCGAGCCGGCCAGCATGCGCGCCAATTCAAGGCAGGACGGTGACTACACGTTACCAGTCGTTTAGGTCTGACGTTAGCGGAGAATGGTTTGAATCGTTATATCATCACGGATATGGTGAACCAGGCGGAACATTTGGTATTAATTGCCGTCACCAGAAATGGGGATATGTTCCTGGAGCCAACACCAACAGCTTCACTCAGTTTGATCCAGAGCAGGCCATTGCCAATGGTAACGTTCAACAGCAGCAGCGGGCGTTAGAGCGCCGCGTGCGGAAGTACAAAGCAAACGCCGCTCTGGCCAATAAAATGCAAGACGACCAAGGACAGCAGCATTACCAACAGTTGATAAAGAACAACCAAGCTGCATTGCGGCAGTTGGTCAATGACCACGACTTCCTGGCACGTGACTATTCAAGAGAGAAATCATTCATGTGATGATTCGACCCAAACATGTCGTAAAACTGCTGTACGTTTTACCCAATTCGCGGTCGTACCGCGTCAAAAACACGTAAGGGAGAGATTGTTTTGAAACGAGAAGAATTAAAAGGATTAGAGCTTTCGGACGAGCAAATCGAAAAGGTTATGGCGATCCACGGCACCGATGTGAACGAGCTGAAAGGCCAAGTAAGCCAGCTAACCACGGAACGCGACGGGCTCAAGGAGCGCGCAACCGATTCCGACAAGCAACTGAACGAGTTGAAGGCCGCTCACAAGGATGACAAGGACTTTCAGGCTGAGATCGACAAGCTCAAAGCCGACAATAAGGCAAAGGATGATGCGGCTTCGAAGCAATTGAAGGACGTCCGCCTTGGCTATCAGACTGAGCTTGCTCTGGTCAAAGCCGGTGCATTGAACACTAAAGCGGCCGGCGCACTGATTGATAATAGCAAGCTCAGCCTGGACGACAACGGCAACGTTATCGGATTGGACGAGCAGCTTAAGGCACTCAAATCGGACGACAGTAGCAAGTTCCTATTCAAGTCCGAGGAAAAGGCGAAGCCTCAAGATACGCCGCCAATTAGTGCGGCAGGTAATCCTAGCTTTGAGCAGGATCAAAACAAGAGCATCGTATCCAAGATCACTTCGCGCTTGTCCGCAAGCAAATCATAACTGGAGGTATTAACTTATGACCGTAGTATTAGACCAAAAGGACCTGTCAACTATTGACGAAGAGTTGCGCGCTGATTCTCAAATTTGGGACGTTCTCACCGGGGGCGCGAAGGCAATCACTGCCAACGATTTCATTGGTGCCAACGAGGTCCGTGTTAACAAGATGAGCGGGTTTGTTCAGCCCACCCAATACGTGCGTAACGGCGACAATGCCCGCTCCAATATTTCCATCGAGAAGGAAACGTTGAAGCTCACGCACGAAGACTGGTTTGCGTATGACGTGGATCGGTTGGACGAGTCCGAGAGCGCCGCGCTGACTATCGCAAACATTACGACCGAGCACCGGCGACTCATTACGGTGCCCCATCGCGACAAGGTGGCAGCACAGGCGATTTATGACAATGCCGGCAAGGTAGTAACCGATGCCATTGACAGCAAGAATGCGCTGGACGCTTACGACGACGCCGAGGCGTATATGCTGGATAATGAGTTGCCAGGCGGCTATGTAATGTTTGTTTCCTCTGGGTACTACAAGGCATTGAAGAATGCCGACGGTGTTAACAAGTCGTTCACGGTTAACCAGTTGGCCATGAATGGTATTAATCGGCAAGTGACTCAGCTGGACGGCGGCATTCCTATTCTCCGCGCGTCCAAGGATCGCTTGGTCGGCCTTACGATTCCCAACAATGTCAGCTTCATGATGCTGCCCTTATTGGCGGTCGCCCCCATTGTCAAGTACGGCACCGTTGACGTGATCAGCGCCGACACTGACCGTTCTGGCTATCGGGATACGATCAAGGGCTTGGATTACTATGACGCCATTGTGTTCGACAACGCCAAGAAATCCATCTACGTCGCCGCGTCCCCAAAAGCGTAGCGCCGTCTGAGAGTGACGACGGTTTTAACCCCAGCGGTAGTGTAAAGCCTACCGACGCGCAGACCGTGGACGAGATTAAGGCATGGTTGACCGCACACAACATTGACTTCACCGGTAAGACCGTGAAGGCCGATTTGCTGGCATTAGTTCCGGCGTAGTGAGCAACAGGTCGCCTGAGAAATACACAATGAGGGCTGAAAGCCCTGGCGGCTTTTGGAGGTGATGACATGACTCAGTACGTTACTAAGCAGGAGTTCATGGATGCTATGCACGTGGCAGAGCCTAGTCTGCCTGCCAACTTTGACCAGATCACCGAGTTGGCAAGTCAGTACTTGGATGACCAGACACGTGATTTCTATCAAATCAACGATATCAATGCTGACCCGTGGTCACTTCGTGTAAGTAAGTTTAAGCGGGCGGTTATCCGTCAAATTGCTTACATGATTGATTCTGGGATCACGACTACCGAGCAGGCTCTCCATGAGCCTATTAGTGAGACGAAGACAATCGGCAAGACTACGGTCACCAAGTCATGGGCCAATAACCAGAACGGGGTAGACGATCGCACCAACACCGTAATCAGTGTGGACGCGCTCGCGGCGCTTAGCGGTACCGGTCTGTTGTATCGAGGTGTTTCTTATGTCCGATGATTTGGACGATCTGGTTGCGTATAACGACGATGTTACTCTGACCCGTATAATTAGCCGCGATGAGTGGCAGAACCCCGTATACGGGACGCCAGAGCCTATCAGTCGGGTACGTATTGACCGGGGCACTGTATACTCTGGCACCAATAACGACCGCCAGGTGGTCGCTAATGCGGTGATTTATATCAGGCCGGCTGCCAACGCTGGCATGTCTGTGCTGGACGATACGTGGCTGGGCGGTCTGGCTGAATTTGATGGCCGGAAGTACGCCATTACGTCGGTCACCGTGCTAAAGGATGCAGACAAACCGGGCATATGGGGATACGAATTGGAGGTGCTGTGATGGGCATGAAAGTAACAGTTGACGTTGACTTGATGAGTAAGCTTGGGCCAAAAGCTCAAGGCAAAGCGCTCACAGCCGCCGCTACTCAGCTCGGTACTGAATTGACTGACTACAGCACTGGCGTTGTCCCCAGGCTGCATGGCGATCTCCGAGGCACTGCTACCCCTGACGGATCCTCCGTCGAATTCAGCAGTGTTTATGCGGCAGCTCAGTTTAACGGTGGGTATACGAAAAAAGACGGCACCAAAGTAACTTTTCGGCACTACACGACTGAGGGAACAGGCCCTCACTGGGACAAAATGATTCAGGCAAATGATCAGAAGATGGAACGGATCCGTGACGCTTATCTGAGGGGGCTTGATTTATGAATGCC